CTCCATCTGCGCCAGCACCGGCAGAACGTCTAGGTCTAGGTAGAGCGCCTTGAGCAGGGACGAGTCCTTAGCGATGTGGTCGTAGAGGGTGCGGTATGCGAGCCACGCCCACCGCACGTCGTAGTGGACGTACCTACACGCCGTGCTGAACGCCGCTGTGGTGAGCGTCTTACCGATCTTGCCGTCCCTGTGGTACGGGTCGAAGTTGAATACCTTGTCCAGAATCGACACCAGCCGGTAACTCGTCATGTTCTCATTGGCGATGTGCATGAGCACCTGCGTGTCGATGTACCTGCCCTTAGGTAGTTCGCCCCCGTAGTACTTAGCGATGGATTTACAGTCGAACTTGATGTTCTGGTTGACCTTGACGATGCCCTCATCCATGAACAGAGGCTCTAGTGCTGTGAACACCTGCTCTTTGGTCAACTGCTCAGGCGGGTCTGAGAACTCTGCTGGGATGAAGTATTTAGCCTTAGCCAGAGACTCCTTGCCACTAGCCAGCACGGCCCTGTATCCGGGGGGCGGTACTGTGTCGCCCTCACCACGGCGCTCAGGCACCACGACCTCACCGTTAGGGTGCCCCATAGGGATGGCCCACGACTGTCCCCCTGTGGCGATGCCTATCCAGAAGACATCGTTACGGAGTGTGTCTAGGGCTACGTTGCCACGCCACTTATCCTCAATAGCCTGACGCGATCTCTGGAGAGTCGTGGGGTGCGTGGCCTTGAGTGAAGCCTGCTTCTGCTTCCACTCTTCCTCTACTAACGCCATGACTTCAGCGTGGCGTTCAATATTCCCACGAGTCTCTACGTCGAAACAGAAGACACCTTGTGCCTTGACCGTCTCAACAATTAGATTTAGTTCCTCTAAAGTATGAACGGAGGGTGCCGATGGCACCCTCCGTCCACTCGTCGTTGAGTCTGACATGGATCAGTTGTAGTCCATGTCCTCTGCGGCGATCTCAACGAGGGTCTTGCGGTTAGGAATAGGGACGATGGTCTCGTCGTACTTCTGGCCGATGACTTGCGCCAGCCCATCCTCAGTGAGGGGAGCGATGTTCCACTCTTCCTCAAGGTCGCGCTCGCGGATCATCTGGTGGTTGGTCTGCGAGGTCGGCCCCTTACCGGAGCGACTGACCGCCCAGTAGTGCTTGGACAGTGGACCCTGACGGGGGTCCTGATGGAAGTTCTTGAGGCTGTCGATGACCCGAGGGCCAACCTCATAGGACTTGATGGTGGTGTCGCCATCCTCAGTCATGAGCGCCACGTTGAAGGCGAACCGAGCAGCGGGACGGTGACCGGCGTCGCACAGAGGGCACCCCTGAGGGTGCATGTCCGAGATGCACGTGAACGACTTCTGGCCCTGTCGCTCCACCCAGTGCTGGCGGTACGAGGTGTACGGCTCGTCCTCCAAGAACTTGATGATGACGGGCTTCTCGTCAATCTTCAGGCGCTGTGCATACGGGGAGTCAGCCTGCTTAGTCTGCTCCACGTTGCCCCAGCCTCGCTTGATGACTCTGCGTGCCGCACCCCGATCAATGTCGGACTCCGGTGCAGGAGCCGTAGCAACGCTGGACTCTTCTGTGTCGTCGTCTTCGTCAAAAATACCCATGGCATTAACTCTTCTCTTTAGTGTGTTGGATAATTGTCTGCAATATGCTTCTTGAAACCCTTCCAGTTAGGACTGTTGGGGTCATCAATGGCATACTCTATAGCCGCCTCCACTAAAAACACAAGTTGTGCTTCGCTGTAAAGACGCCGCCCCTTGACTGCCTTACCCGGAATCTGTTCCGACTTAGGAGACGGGGTGCGGAATGAGGCTGGTGGTATCCAGCCTTTGGCTTCCCAAGAGCGTACCGTTCCCGGCTTCCGGTTCAACGCTCTGGCTAGCGAGCCAATGGTGTAGAACCGCTTAGTGATGCCGTTAACTGAGTACTCCTGCGAGGGAAGAGACTCTAGCCACTGGTGGGTGGCGGGGACGTGGACGGTGCCACGATTCTTAGGGGCGACAGCACCGGGGTAGTCCTTGCCGTCGTCCTCATCTGTCTCACCTGCGAGACGCTTAAACAGGTCTAAGGGATCAGTGCTCATCGTCTAATCCCACAAAGTGTACGTAGACCCTACGACGCAGCGACCACTTACTGAATGATTTGAAATGGTAGTAACCGCTTGTAGAGCGCACAAGACAGGACCACTTTAACAGTCCGTGCTTATGGAATTCTACGATTTCATATGTCATTATATGTGTCTGCTTGCTTGTCGTTAAGACTGTGGATTATACCATGAGTCAGTAGTCGTACTGTGTTTCTTCTACTGGAGCAACGAAAGCGTAGGTGACGGGGGCAGGGTCGTGCAGACTCTGGAACTCTTCCTCCAACCCATCCTTGTTGCGATGCTCGTAAATGTAGCCGGTGAGGGCGTCCTCGTCAAGGACCCTCTCCACTCGCGAGACCTCTTCCCAGATGCCCCGATCCTTCGCCCACTCCTCAGCCTTGCTGATGTTGAGTTTCTGCTTACCCTGTCGGCGCTGGCGCTGGAGCAGGTACTTGCCAGCGTTGAGGAACTGGTGACCTTTCTCGTCGGTGTCGCCCTCGGCCTCCACCGCCGCGCTCAACTCTGCCTTGAGGCTGGCGACGATCTTCTCCAACTGCTTGAGGTGGTTGGCGTGGACGAGGTATTCTTCGGTGAGACGTTCGATGTTGTCGTTGGTGTTTGTCATAGGGAGGATTCTCTCAGAAACCCACTGAGCGTGTCAAGGGTAAGTGCCATACTTCCGTCATTATCGTGGTGCTTGCCGTCGATGAACGCCTCGTTGACCGAGCGTTTCATCTGGAGCATGTCGTACTGCCGCTCTTCGATACTTCCCTGCATGACGAAGGTGGCGATGGTTACGTGGGGGAACTCGGAGGACAGACGGATGATGCGAGCCTCCCGCTGTTCCAACTTACCGCTGGACCATGGCAGGTCATAGGAGATGAGGTAGTTCGCCATAGGTAGGTCCACACCGTAGCCCCCGGCATCTGACGACAAGAACAGTCGGCACTTGGGGTCATCAGCAAATCGCTGCTTCGACTCGTCTCGCTGTTCAGCAGACATGCCTCCCATGAACATAACGCTTCCCGTTATGGGGGCCATAGCCGCCTGTATCAGCCGAAGGTTGTCCTTGAAGAACGAAAACAGCACAACCTTGTTCGCGGCGTCCTGATCCAGAACCTCAGTGATGTACTCCACTACGGCGTCCAACTTAGGAGTCCGCTTGACTCCCTCTAGCCAGCCACGTCGTACGATGTCGTGGGCGTACGCACTACCCTTAACCGTATTCTTATCGGAGTAGTCAAGTGACGACTGGTGTACTAACGCAGGGTTATCACATAGCATACGGAGAATAGTAAGACGAGCCATGATGTCGCCCTGCGCGTCATCCCCCCCGCCGCCGTTGTAGTGGGACCAGAGGTTAAAGCCACCCTTACCCTTGCTCATAGCCTCCGATATCTTGGCTAAGAGGTCGTTTGCGATCAGCCTGTACGCCCCGGCGCCGCTGGCGTCGAACGGGACCGGGACAGTCTGGTGGATAATGTCCGGCAATTGATCCTTGATATCGTCCCGAGTCTTACGGACCATGCACTCCTGCATGACACGGTGCATCTTGTCTAGGTTCCGGTAGCGGGTGGGCTTCCCCCAGTTATCACGGACAATGAATGTCCGGTCAAAGGTCTTGAAGTCCCCCAGCACATCCTTGTCTACGAACTCCATGATGCTGAAGAGTTCCTCGGGGCGGTTCTCTATAGGCTGACCTGTCAAGGCATACCTATAGATAACTGTTCGGCCAACTCTCTTAAGAAGTTTCGATCTCTTGGCTGACCGGTTCTTGATCATCGTGCTCTCGTCAATGACCATCGCCTGAAAGTCCCCGACCCTGTTGGTGTCGTTGGCTAGCGTCTCTGGGTTGACGATGACGTACCGGCTGGTGGCCGACATGCGCCACTGCTTGTCCCTCTTACTCTTGGAGCCGTCAATGACTGTGGCCTTGGCGTCAGTGAACTTAGCGATCTCCTTCAGCCACTGGAACTTGAGGGAGGCGGGGACGACGACTAGGCACCTCTGTACCTCTCCGTCACCGTGTAAGGCTTCGATAGCCCCCAACGTCGTGGGGGTCTTGCCTGCACCCATGACCATGCCGAGGAGCATCTGCCCTCGGTCCACCATCCGCTCTACGGCTTCCTGCTGGTACGGCCATAGCGTGCCCTTAAACATAGACAGCGGTTAGGTGTTGTAGCCCGTGGATAATCGTGTAGTCAGACATGTCGCCAAGGTCCTTATCGTCGGTGTCGTACTTCCAGTACTT